CGACGACCGTGTACCTTGGCCTGCATACTGCAGACCCTACGGATGCGGGCAGCGGCACGGAAGTTAGCGGTGGCTCGTACGCGCGCCAGTCTGTCGCCTTTACGGTGACGGATAACGCCGCGACCAATGACAGCGCGATTGAGTTCCCGACCGCGACCGGGACGTGGGGCACGATTGGCTGGGTTGCCGTATGGGACAACTTGACCAGCGGAAATATGCTGTTCCACGGCTCGCTGACCAGCAGCAAGACGATTGCCTCGGGCGACGTGTTCCGCGTGCCTGCTGGCGACCTCGACATCACGCTGGACTAATTGATGGCAGGCTACGGCTCGGGGTTATATGGCCGTGGCAATTATGGCATCGACCCGAAAGAGGGCGCTGCCAGTCTAAGCGCGTCCGGCACGTTATCGTGCGCCGGGGTGCGTGTGGCGCTTGGCGCCTCGGCGATGAGCGCCACGGCGTCGCTGACGGCGGTGGGGAATCGCGTACAGTTCGCATCGGCGGCAATGTCTGCTTCGGCGACTGTCACGGCGGCGGGAGAGCGGATCGCGCTAGGCGCGTCGGCGATGAGTGCAAGTGGCACCGTCGCCTGTGCGAGCCAGGTCGTGATGCTGGGCGCGGCCGCGATAAGCGGCACGGCGACGTTCTCGGCGTCCGCGACGAGGGTGCGACTCGGCGACTCTGCCATGTCGGCCTCGGCGACGGTCAGCGCGGTCGGGGTGCGCGTCGCCCTTGGCGCGTGCTCGGCGAGCGCATCGGCAGCGCAGACGGCGGCCGCGCAGAGGGTGCGACTTGGCGCGTCGGCGATGGCCGGCGCGGCGACGGTCGCGGCCAACGCGGAGGCAGTGTACGAGAGCGGGTCGAGCATGGCTGGGGTGGCGTCTCTCGCCGCCTCATGTGAGCGGATCCAGCGCGCATCGTGCGCCATATCCGCCACAGCGGTGCTGACGTGCGCGGGGCGCAAGAAGTGGGAAGACGACCCAGACACGCCGGAGTCGTGGTCGCAGATTTCGGATACGGCAGAGACATGGACGCCGGTCGCAGACACGGCGGAGACTTGGACAGAGAAAACACACCCGGCCTACTTACAGGCCGCTTGAGGTAACTAGCGATGGCTGACACAACTACTACCAACCTTGGCCTGACGAAGCCGGAAGTCGGCGCGTCGGCAGACACCTGGGGCGGAAAGATCAACACCAACCTAGATTTGGTTGACGGCATTTTCAAGGGCGACGGCACCGGCACGTCTGTCGGTCTGAACGTCGGCTCCGGCAAGACGCTCGCCATCGCCGGCACGCTGTCCAACAGCGCCGGCACCGCCAACGGCGTGCTGTATCTGAACGGCAGTAAGGTGGCGACGAGTGGGAGTGCGCTGTCGTTTAGTGGAACGCAACTCGCCGTAACTGGGTCGGTTAGCAGCAGCAATTCTGGTAACGAAAATTATTTTTTGTCAGATGGATTAACTCGCACGTCGTTGCAGCAAAGCGGCAATGCGTTGTATTACAACATTAATGACAACAGCGCGACTACCGGTTCGTTTATTTGGCGTAACACCAATGCACTTTCTGAGTTAATGCGCCTCACCTCCACGGGCCTCGGCATCGGGACGAGTTCGCCTACCGCAAAACTCCACGTTTGGCAAACCGGTGCTGCGACAAGTCTTAATATAGATGGTATAGAAAATCCAATCTTTGCTACCCGTTACGCCGCCAACGCTGATGGCGCTACGATTTTCCTTGCTAAAAGCAGAAACGCTACCGTTGGCTCGCAGACTATAGTGCAGAACGGTGATGAACTTGGCGCACTAAAAGCGCGTGGTAGTAATGGCAGTTCGTTCGTAGATGCGGCAGCAATTTTCTTTAATGTCGATGGCACACCCGGATCAGGGTCGGACATGCCGGGGCGTATTGTATTTGGCACGTCTCCGGATGGCACCGCAGGTATTTTAGAACGCGCCAGAATCGACTCGTCTGGGAATATGGGAGTGGGTACGACTTCTCCTTCAAACAAATTTGTAGTGTCCAACGCAGGTGCGGCGGGTCTTGAAATCGCCCCAACTGGTACGGCCTCTAACCCGACAATCTTAAGTTTCAATCGCTCAACGGCTGCTTACGGTCAGTTGACGTTCGCAAGTGACTTCCTCGTTTTTATGACGAATGGAACGAACGAGCGCGCCCGCATCAGTTCAACAGGAGCAATAACCGCGCAGCAGTCAACGCTTAAAGGCCCATACATTTCTGCTGGAGACGTTGTAAGTGTTGCAAGCGGCGGAACAGTAACGATTTGCTCTACTGAAGCCGGTGCTTTATTGGTATTGGCTTATAACCCCTCAAACGGAAGGGGAGGTGTATTTTTTGAAAACTATGTTGGAACAGGCACAAAAATAGCAGGTGACGGAGAAGCAACAGATACTGGGTCAACTTTTGCTATTTACAAAAGTAACAACAGCCATACCGTAACTTTTAAAAATAAGGAAGCATCGACTCAATCGTATCGCTTCGCCGTTTACTCTGCCAATGCCGTATTTTAATTAAGGAGATACTTGTGAAAGTTAAGATTAAGAATTTTGAAAATGATGGAGCTAACAAGCTTGTTGGCTTTTACATTGAAGATGCAAACGGCAAATTATTTGCCATTGACAAGCGCGTTCCGCTGCAAAACGGGAAATCTGAAGAAGAATATGTTTCAGAAGCGTATGCGCTTTGCAAAAACGAGATTGATGAATGGCAATCCTCGTTTGCTAACGTAGGAAAGGAATTCAATCCTGTAACCGGGAAAATTGAGTAATGTCCGACGCAAAGTTAGAAATGACGCTGGTGATGGAGCCAGCCGAAGCCGTCGCCATCGTGAATCTGCTGGGTAGCCTCCCGACGAGTCAAGGCGGGTTCCCGCTCTGGCAGAAACTGAAGGCGCAGGTGGAGGCGCAAATGCCGAAGACAGACGAGAAGCCTGCGGAGTAGGCCATGTCGGAGAATGAAGTGGAACTCGCGATGCTACGAAAAGACCTTGAGCTGCTACAGTCTGACTTGTCAGAACTCAAGGCCGACGTGAAACAGCTCGCGACGGCGTGGAAGACGGCGGAAAACCTTGTGGCCTTTGTCAAAGGGCTTGCAGGGCTTGGCGCCGCGATCATGCTTCTAGTTGGCATATTTAAGGGCTGGTTCGTACCATCCTCAAAGGAGTAGCGCCTTGGCGTTAGTTCCCATCAATCTGCAGCCGGGCGTTTATCGCAACGGCACCGACTACCAGAGCAAGGGCCGCTGGCGAGACGCCAGCCTCGTGCGCTGGTACGAGGGCACCATGCGCCCGGTGGGCGGCTGGCGCAAGCGCGCCTCGGGCCAGCTTACGGGCAAGGCGCGAGGTCTGATCGCGTGGCGCACCAATGCCAACGCCAGATGGATCGGCATCGGCACACACAGCAAGCTCTACGCGATGAACGAGGCGGGCACGATCACCGACATCACCCCGGCAGGGTTTACGGTCGGCAACGCCGACGCGGTGCTGAACTTGGGCTATGGCGGCGGCCCCTACGGTCTTTTCACCTACGGCACCCCGCGCGCTGACACCGGCACGCTGACGCCGGCGACGACGTGGACGCTCGACAACTGGGGCGAGTACCTCCTCGCCTGCTCCAACGCGGACGGCAAGATATACGAGTGGCAGCTCAACACGGCGAACGACGCGGTGGCGCTGACCAACGCGCCGACCGGCAACAAGGCCGTGCTCGTCACCGCAGAGCGGTTCGTGTTCGCGCTCGGCGCGGGCGGCAACGCGCGAAAGGTGGCGTGGTCTGATCAAGAAGATAACACGATGTGGACGCCTGCGGTCACGAACCAGGCGGGCGACATTGAGCTTGAGACGGTCGGCTCCATCGTGACCGCGAAGCGTCTGCGTGGCGTAAACCTTATCTTTACCGACGTGGACGTGCACACCGCGCAGTACCAAGGCGCGCCATTTGTGTACGGCTTTGAGCGTATCGCGACCGGGTGCGGCGTCATCAGCGCGCAAGCCGTTGCCGCCGTGGAGTCGGTCGCGTACTGGTGGTCGCCCGCAGGGTTCTTCATGTACGACGGTTTCGTGCGCCCGCTCAAGTGCGACGTGCTCGACTACCTCGTCAACAACCTCTCGCAGACGCAGCGTTCCAAGGTGTACGCGGTCGCTAACAACCAGTTTGGCGAGGTGTGGTGGTTCTACCCGAGTGCGTCTAACACTGAGGTAGACTCCTACGTCGCGTACAACTACCGCGAGGGGCACTGGACTATTGGCTCGCTCGCGCGCACCTGCGGCACCGACCGAGGTGTCTTCACCTACCCGATCATGGTATCCGTTGACGGGTACGTCTATGAGCACGAGGTGGGTGTCACCTACGACGGCGCGGTGCCGTTCGCGCGCACCGGGCCGATTGAATTCGGCGACGGTGATCGGTTGATGGTCGCGAAGCAGCTTATCGCCGACGAGAAGACGCAGGGCCAGGTCGGGGTGCAGTTCATCACGAAGTTTGCGCCGAACGGGTCGGAGACGACCAAGACCTATACAATAGACTCTATTTATACGCCGGTACGCTTTACCGGCAGGCAGGTAGAGATGAAGGTCACGGGCGACTCCATGACCGACTGGCGCGTGGGCGTAATGCGCCTCGACGCGGTGCCGGGTGGGCAGCGATGATTAATACAGAGGACGTTGAAGGGCTGGAGTACGTCGCCCCGTTTCGCGAGCTGATTGAGCGCGCGCTGGCGCACAACTACGGCCAGCTCAATTACGCTGACGTGATCGAGGGCATCAAGGCCGGTGAGTACCAGTTCTGGTCGTCGGAAAACTCCTGCGTCATCACGACCGTGGACGTGTTCCCGCGACTCAAGCAGCTGACGGTCATCATCGGCGCAGGGGACTTGGGCGAGATCGACAAGATCATCCGCCCGGTCATTGAGGAGTGGGCGCGGCACATCAACTGCGACACGATGCTGATTATGGGACGCCCTGGCTGGCAGCGGGCGCTTGAAGGATACAGACGCACGGCGGTCGTGCTAGAGAAAAGACTATGAGTAAACTGTTCCAGTCAAAGAAGAAGGAAGTCTCCAAGACGGAGATTGACCCGCAGATCTATAACCGCGTACTGGGCAACCTCCAGTTTGCGGAGCAGGTCGCGGCGATTCCTTATGAGCCGTACCGTGGCCTCATGGTCGCACCGTTCACGCGCGACTACATGGCCGGCGAAGCGGCGACGCGACGTATCGCACAAGAGGGGGGATTTGTCCCAGAGGTTGAGGCCGCCGCGCGTAACGCGATGGGCCTCATGGGGTTCCAGCCCGAGCGGGTGGGTGCTGAACGTGTCGGCGCCTCACTCGCTCGCGGGCCGGAGCGTATCTCTGCCGGTCGCGTCGGTACGACCTTTGCGCCAGAGCGCATCGGTGCGGGACGAGTAGGCACCACGTTCGCGGCGCGTGATATCGCCGCACCGGGTGCCGCGCCGACCGTGCAGGCCGCCTCCTTCTTGGGCCAAGACCTTGGCCGCTACATGAACCCCTTTGAGCAGGCCGTCATCGAGACGGGGCTTGAGGACTTGGATCGGGCCGAGCGCGCGCGGCAGGCAGAGCTTGGGCGTCGCGCGACCGCAGCGCGCGCCTTTGGCGGCTCGCGACAGGCCGTAGAGGCGGGCATCGCCGCCGGTGAGGCAGCCCGCGAGCGCAATCGGTTTGTCGCCGAGCAGCGCGCGCAAGCCTTCCGCGAGGCGGCTGCCTTGCGACAGGCGGACGTAGGCCGCGAGCAGGAGGCGGCGCTTGCCAACCAGTCGGCGGCGCAGAACGTGATGGAGCTCGCGCAGCGCGGCCAGATCACGAACCAGCAGCGCGACCTTGAGCTGGCGCGCCTTGGTTTGACCTCGGAGCAGGCAAACGTCGACGCGCAGATGCGCGCCGCGCTTGCGAACCAGCAGGCAATGCAAGAGGCAGAGCGTGCGCGGCTCACGGCAGAGACGACGAACGTGCAGGCGGGACTTGAGGCCGAGCGCGCTAACCAGCAGGCGATGCAGCAGTATATGCAGATGGGCCTGTCCGCCGAGGAGGCGAACCAGCGCGCGATGCTCGAGGCGGGTCGCGCCAACCAAGCGGCAGGGCTGCAGGGCGCAGAGTTTAGGCTCGGCGCTGGTCGCGAGCTTGCCGGGTTTGGCACGACGGCGCTGCAGAACCGCTACGGTGCCGCGTCGGCGCTCATGGGTCTCGGCAGCGCGCAGCAGAACCTCTACCAGCAGTTCCTCAACGCGCAGCGTGAGGAAGACTTGCGCCGGCAGCAGTTCCCGCTCCAGCAGCTTGCGATTCGGCAGGGTGCGGTGTCGGCGAGCCCGTATAACGTGACCCAGACGGGGACCGTAACTGGCCGCCCAAGTTATTGGGAAATGGCTGGAAAGGTCGCCACGGCCTTTGCTGGGTCTGACGAAAACATGAAGGTCGATATCCGCGGTATTAAGAATCCGCTCGACAAGATCAACCGTCTCAAGGGGATTGAGTTTGAGTGGGCTGACGGATATGGCAGCAAGGAAGGCGATGACGAGGGCGGCGAGACTGATATGAGCCTCTCAGCCCAAGACGTTGAGAAGGTGATGCCGGAAGCGGTAAGCCGTCGCGAGAGCGACGGTATGCGGCAGGTTGACTTCCCGCAACTTGTGGGTCTTTTGACCGAGGCTGTTAAGGAACTAGACAAGAAAGTAGAAGGCGGCAAGCGCCGCAGGAAGGCTTGACATGGACTTTTTCAAAAACCTAACCGAAAAGCTCGGGACCATGGGTGACGACTCTGTTTTGGCGGCTCGCAAGACATACGGCGATGCATACGACAAAGCTAGTCCAATGAAGCAGGCCGCAATGCGCGCTGCGATGAGCGGTGCTTTCAAGAGTGATCCTGGTTCCCCAGGCTCAGAGCAAAATCTTGATAGTTTTTTAACCGTCAAGCCAGGCACGCCTAGCATGGCAAACCCGATGCAAGCGTACTCAAGCCTTTACAATATGTACGGTGGCCGCAAGACTCGCGGTCTGCTGTTTGATTGAGGTATAGACCATGGCAGACGGTATATTCAAAAACATCGGCAGCGCATTCAATCGCTACATTGGTGGCTTGCTTGGTGAAGACGTTGAAAGCATGACACCAGAAGAGCGTCGCCGAGCGCGTATGGCCGCCATTGGCGCCATTGGGCGTGCAATGTCAAATCCAGAGCTTGGAACGGCTCCGATTGAGGCTGTCCGTGCTAGTCGCAAAGCGGCTCAAGATCAGCAAGAGTTAAAGCGACGACAGGCGGCTGCAGAGGCCGCGCTTCCAGACATCTCTAGCCGCATATTCGGTGGCCGCACTGGCACTATGATTGAGGATGTTGAGGGCGGCCCTGCGACGCCGTTGATGGCGCGTCGCGCACCAACCGCTGCCGGCGCTCGAGAAGCGATTGGCATGATGTACGGCACGCAGGCTGGACGTGATGTCGCGACGATGGCGCCAGGATTAATGACGGCTGCGCAGGAACAGATGAGGCCTGGCGAGTTTGTTTATCAGAACGTGCCGAACGTCGGCCTCGTTGCGGTAAGCAAGACCAATCCGTCTGACGTGCGAGTTGTTCAGAAAGTTGGCAGGGAACCTGCTGCTCCTGCAAAGCCGGAGTTAAAAGCTATTCGTCTTGCCAATGGCATGATGCAGGATATGTGGATTGCGCCGGGACAAAATGAATCGCAAGGGGTTAGAGTAGGCGCGCCTTATGTTCCGAAGGGCGCGGATGGCGAAACACTAAATGCTCGCCAAAGAACTGGCGTAGCAATGACTCAAGACGCTGCAGTTAATTATGCAGTAAATGTCACTGGCCTGCCAAAAGCTGAAATTGAAAAAATGAGTCCGGCGCAAGTTGAGGCTGCAATCATTAAGCGTGGCGGCAGAGTATTGCAGGGCGGAACTGCAAGAATAGTGTCTGGCCTTCCTGTTATTGGAGACTTCGCCAGCACGTTCGTTGCTGCCGCCAATGCTGATTTGCTTGGCCCGGCAGCTCAAGGAGCTGCAGGTATTGCAAACCTTCAAAATCCTTCCGGTACAATTACTGGCACAGATTTGACTGCAGCAGGAACACAGTTCCCGAATGCAATGATGCCCATTGAAACTCAAGCGCAAATGATTAGATCATTGCTTGAGCAGTCAAGGCAGATCGAGCAGTACGACGCAAACGGAAACAAGGTGCGATAATGGCCATCATAGTAGAAATGCCAGACGGCACGACGGCTCAATTTCCAGACGGCACCAAGCCGGAGGTCATTGAGCGCGTCAAACGCGAGAAGGCTGCTGCGATGCAGCGCAGACAACCAGAGCAGCAGACACCGGGGATGCTGCAGACAGCGATCCGCGCATTTGGGCAGGGCGTCACCTATGGCGGATCGGATGAGGCTATTGCCGCCGCAGAATCTGCCCTTGGCCGTATGCCATACGCCAAGAGCCTTGAGGAGCAGCGCCGAGAGCAGGACGCTATGCGCCGCGCTAATCCGATTACTTACGGTGTCTCTGAATTGGCCGGAGCATTGGCCTCACCGTATCCGTTTGGCAAGGCCGGCGCGGTTACGTCTGCAGGTGGCAGACTGCTACGCGAGGCCGGCATCAGCGGCGGCATCGGTGCCGTGCAGGGTGCCCTTGAAGCCGAACCAGGAAGCCGTGCCGCGGGCGCTGCTACAGGCGGCGCGACCGCTGCCGTTGTCGGCCCTGCATTTGCGAGCGCGATGGACTTTGCTCGTGGCGGCAGAGAAGTTCTCGGACGCGCATTTAGACCAGACGAGCCGCGTATTGCGTCGCAGCAAGTACTTAACGCCATGCGAGAGGCTGGCGTAACCGGGCCAGAGCTTCGGCAGCAAATTCTCACCGGGCGACCGGATGAGACGGTGCCGTTTGGTATGCGCCTAGGTATGCCGGGTCAGCTCGCGGCAGAGCGTGCCGCAATTGGTGGCGGAGCCGCTGCTGATATCTCTCGAGAAACTTCTGAGAACATACTCTCCGAGTCTGGCGCCCGAGTGATGAACGTCGTCAACGAGATGACCGGGAACGATCGCAGGTTCACGCAAGACATTCTTGATACGTTTAAGAAAGCGCGAGACAAGAACGCGAGCGATCTTTACGGAAAGGCGCGCGCGGTCGGTATCGTGCAAGATGACGAAATCGTGGACATGATCGTCAGAGACCCGCTGACGAGGAGCCTCTACAAGCAGGCCCAGGTAAACGCGCAAAGAAAGGAAAACCTAAAGCTGCCGGATTTGGTGGACAAGGATGGCAACCTAATACAGAACGCTTACCCGTCTGTGGCGGCGCTTGATTATCTTTTGCGCGCGCTTCGCGCCAAGAAAGATCAAGCCTTCAAGCAGGGCAACGTCAACGCTGATGGAATTAAATCGCTATTTGATAGCCTTGACTCGCGTGTTAAGGAGCTTGTGCCAGAGTACGCTGCTGCGCGATCAAGGTTTGCAGACGACTCTGAGTTAATCAAGCTGTCGCAACTTGGCCAGCAGTTCATCAATATGTCGGAGTCTGCTCGTAAAGTGGCATTGCGCGGCCTTGACCCAGATAAAATGGATGTGGTGCGAGCGACTGCGCGTGATGCTCTTTTCAATAGACTCGCCTCTGCCGATGACGTTGGCCTTGCTAGGATGCTGACCGCATCAAAGCAAAACCGCGACCTTCTTGAATTTCTTGCCGTATCTCCCGAGCAGGCCGCGCAGGCCGCGCTTCGGATTCGGCAGGAGCGGCAGCTTCAAGAGTTCTCGAGAGCGATCAACCCGAACATCGGGTCACGCACCGCGAGGACGATGGCCGCTGCCGGAGAGGGCGTCGATCAATTGGCTAGCGCAGAGCGTGCCACGCAATTCTTGAGCGGCAACGCGGCGTCTCGGTTTATGACAATGCTCAACATCGCCGGCGGTCGTCTGCGCGGGCTCACACCTGGAGCCAGAGAAGACATGGCGCGAATGCTGACGGAACTTGAGCCGCAGCAGCAGATGCAGATTCTCGACCGGCTCGACCTTGAGGATCAGAGGCTGATGCGAGAGACGATTGACCGCGCCAACAAGAGAATGCGCAGCGTGCAGACCGGCGCGCGTATTCCGGGCCTGCTGTCAACAGAGGAGCGCGAATGAGCGAACCTTCCTGGCTCACCCTCGCACGCCGCTACCGTGGCGTTTCCGAGGTTCCCGGCAAGGCGACGGCGCCGACCCTCTCGCGCTGGCTGCGTAGCCTCAAGGCGTGGTGGTCGGACGACGAGACGCCGTGGTGTGGCGTGTTCGTGGCCGCTGTCATGCAGGAGGCGGGTTATACGCGCCCCAAGCATTGGTATAGGGCTAGGGCGTGGGCAGAGTACGGCAGCCAGCTCGTAGGGCCGGAGGTGGGCGCTATCGTGGTCTACGACCGCAAGGGTGGCGGCCACGTTGGGTTCGTCACGGCGGTCGACGTCAATGGCCGTATCTTCACGCTAGGCGGCAACCAAGGCAACCGCGTCAGCGTGGTGCCCTTTGACCCGTCGCGGGTGATTGGGTTCCGCTGGCCGCCGGGGGCTCCTCCTCCGCATCATACGCTGCCGGTTATCGCGGCAGCGCATATCAAGTCGAGTAATAACGAGGCATAAGTCATGTTGAAAGGCGCATTGAAATCCAAGACCGTGTGGTGGAACGTACTGCTCGCCGTGCTCGGTGGGCTTGAGCTCATCGGCGCGCATCTAACCACGCTCCTCGGGCCGCAGGTGGCAGCTGGCATCCTTGCCGCCGGTGCGATGGCGAACATCGCCCTGCGCACGATCACGACCCAGCCGCTCTCGGCTAAATGATCCAAGCGTGGCTCTTAAAGCAGGCGCCGCTGATCGTCATTTCCTTGACGGTCATCGGTGCCGGTCTATGGGTCGGCCACACCCTCATTGAACGTGGGCGCAACGAAATGCGACCTATTCTTGACAAAGCATTAGCAGAGCGTGATAACCTCGCGGCCACGTTGGAAAATGAGCGGGCCGAGCGGCGACGTGCCGAGGAGGCAGTAGGTGCATATTCCAAAGAGATTGCAAGTTTGCGGCGCCGCCCTCGTGGTGAGCCTGTCCGCGTGTGTTTCGACGAAACCGCTCCAGTGCCCGCCCCCGGCGCAGCCGCCGGCGATCCTGATGGAGCCGCCGCCCTCGCCGGGGGACTTCCAGGAACGGCTCGAGGCGATCTTGAAGCCCTCCGTGAGCTTGCGTACCAATGCGACGCGGTAAGCGCGAGATTGAGGGCACTGCAGAAGTGGGCCTCCCCGTCCGCTCAGACGGAATCCCCAAAAAGTTCCAACTAGCAGGGCACACCATTGAGGTGCGCACCGTGCCGCGTGGTAAGTGGCGGCACGGCAAGGACTGTATTGGCATTTGGCTGCCAGAAAAGAACCGTATTGAAATCATCAGCACCATTAAAGGTACTGCTAGGCAACAGGTTTGGGCGCATGAGGCTATTCATGCCACGCTTGACGTGGCCGGATATGGGCCCATCCCAAAGACTGACGACCTCTCCCGTGACGAGCAATTCGTGGACAGGCTTGGGCATTTGTTGCAGCAGATGCTCACGACGATGGAATGAAACGACACCTCATCATCCCCGACGTACAGATTAAACCGGGGTCAAAGACAGAGCATTTGAAGTGGGCCGCCGAGGCGATCCTAGACTACCGCCCCGATGTGGTGGTGTGTTTAGGAGACTTCTGGGACTTGCCTTCGCTCAACAGCCACGCTGAGAAAGGCAGCGCAGAGCTAGAAGGCGCTCGCTATCAGGAAGACATTGACGCGGGGAATGTATCCTTTCGGATACTCGACTCATGCTTTCGCAAGTCGCGCAGCAAGACGTGGCAGCCGCGCAAGGTGTTTCTCGAGGGCAACCACGAGAACCGCGCGAACCGTATCTCGAGCAACGACCCCAAGTGGAAGGGCATCATCGGTTCCCAGAACTGCCAGACGCTTGACTGGGAGCGGCACAAGTTTCTAAAGATCGTGGAGATTGATGGCATCAAGTATTGCCATTACTTCCCGAACCCGTTTAGCGGGAAGCCTATAGGCGGCACTATCGTCAGCCGCCTCAACAACATCGGCGCGTCGTTCGTGCAGGGGCATCAGCAGGGCTTTCTGTACGCCAGCAAGCAATACCCCGACCATGTGAAGCACGGCCTCGTCGCGGGGCGCTTCTATCTGGACTACGAAGGCTACCGACCCAACGACGTACAGGCCACCGAGTGGTCTGGCATCGTCGTGCTCAACGGTGTCCGTCGCGGCGACTACGATCTGATGCCGCTGCGCATGGACTACCTCAAGCGCAAGTACGGCTAGTCTTTATCCTTCCAGCGCAGCGCGGGCCAGAGCACGAATATCGCGAACGTCACACCGAGTGTGATGCCAAGCCCGAAGGCAAGATAGGCGTCGGTCATGTCGGCCTCAGTGCCGTCTCAGCGACGACCGCAGCCTCGGCAGAGTGATCCATCTTAGAGATCGTCTCAAGCGCCGTCTTGTAACGCTGGATGATCGCCTTCTGCATCATGTCCATGTACGTCGTCTCGACCTGCCAGCGGATCATCTCCTTGCGCTCAGCCTCGAGCTTCTCAATCGTCTTGACGTAACTATCAAGCCGATCCTGCTGCTCATAGATCACTTGCTTGAGCTGTTGCTTGGTGTTGGCGTTCTCGACCCACTCTGTGAGCCAAGAACGCGGCGGGCTTTCTGTGTCTATTGTTGGCATAAAGTTCCGGCTGTCGCGACGGGGCCGGTGCTCCGAAGTGGTATGGCGCGACTCCTGTGGAGGAACTAGAATTTCAGCTCGGGCTCAATATCTTCTGCAACCTGAGCGGCCTTGGTACAGAACCACGCCGCCTTTCGTAAGTCTTGCGACGCACGATCTTTGCGGCCAGCGCGTGACAGGTACTTGATGGCGGAACCTTGGCAGTAGGCGAGCATTCCTTCGTCGCCGAGTACGGCCTGAATATAATCAATCGCCTCAATCTCTGTCCCATCTGGAAGTGTCAGATGGTAGTGATGCGGACTGTTTACCGGGTCATCGTTGTCGTCTTTGTCGCCACGCAGGAATTTGTTGACCTCATCCTGTACGCGCAGAAGTTCATTCATCTCATCTTGCGTGATCTTCACGGCTTCTTGCAGTCTGGTTTTCATCCTGCCACCCATTTCGCTACGAGCATCATAATTCCAAAGAACAATCCGCCTGCGACGGCGATGGCAATAGCAAACGCCGTCCACACGAGTATGTAAACAATCAGCGAGTCGGTATCCTTTTTCATGCTGCCCTCTTCTTGAGTTTTTCGTTTAAGTCATAGAGTGCGCGAAGGTGCAGGAAGGCAGGCCAGGCGTCATCGTCGAGCGACGGGTAAAAGTGGTGCCCAAAGTCACCGTTCTCCTTGCTGAAGCGCAGTATGTGATACCCGCCGTCGATCTTGTTGCCGGTGCACTCCTCATAAGCCTTGGCGTATGCGGACACCTGCATCAGATACTCGGGCCAGATGCCGTTGCTGGTCTTGAAGTCGCCCAGCACCATCTTGCCGTTGAGCTTGCCGATGAAGTCGAGCGTGCCGCCGAAACGGTGCGTCTCGCTAATCACCTGCACCTCACAGTCTACGATCTCCAACTGCGTACCCTTGCACCAGAACTCAAAGGCTGAGTAAGCCGATGCGGCCTGTGCGCGGAACGTCGCCTTGTCGTTGACCGTCTCCTCCTCCAGCGCCTTCTCGAGCACCAGCATCGGCTCATCGCCCTTCACCCACGCCTCGCACATGGAGTGCACGCAGGTGCCGATGGCGAGGATGTCGCTGCCTTCGTAGAGGCCAGAGGGGGCAGGCTGACCCTGCCCCTCCAGCACACCGTGCTCACGACCTGTCCGGTAGGCCCAGTTAATCAGGGCTCCCGGGTCTTTGATCTTGAGGATCGTGGTGACGGAGGGAATCTTCTTCCCGTCCGCCGCACGATACCCTTGTCGTGGTGTCGGCATGATTAAAAGCTCATGTCGTCGTCGGCGAAGGCGGCCTCAGTCGCAGCCGGCTTGGCAGCGGCCTTCGGTGCAGCCTTCGGCACGTCGATCATGCGGTTGGCGATCTTGTCCTGTATCCACGCCGGGAGCTTGTCGAAAATTTTGTCGTCTGGCGTGTCGGTCGAGTAGACGAGCGCCTCACCCTCTAGCGCCGGGGCTGGCATCGACTTCGGCAGCGGCATGATGGACGTGAGGTTTGCATACGTTCTGTCGCCCTTCACGCTGTGCGTGACGTTGATAAACGCAGGCTTACCGGCGACCTTGCCAAGATCAAACTTCTTGAGTTCGTCAGGCGTGAACGCCTTGCCGCGCCAAGAGGTGAGCAGCCCGTAAAGCGTGGACTTTTCGTTTAGGCTCAGGCCAACCGTGCGGCTAATCACCGCCGGCAGACTCTTGGTCTCGCCATCCTTCGTGATCTCGACACGAATCTCTGGGATTTGAAAGCGCAGCACGACCGTGCGCTTGGGCGCGAACTGCCCACCAGGTGAGGCTTGCACGCCAAGGTCAACGACCATATCGCAGACTGCCGCGTAGGCGCCGGCCTCGAGAGGCTTGCGCTCAGGGAAGTTACCGCCGCCAGATGCACTAATAAACAGACTCATATTTGTTAACTCCTATTTGCTACGGTTCACCAGTATTCTCTGCCGCCGCGACTGCTGCGCCAGTTTGGCGGGGGAACCTGCCGCCA